CCCATTTACACTCAATTCTTGGAGGGGGTTTATGGCATAGGGCATACGATGGCGGGTGTGATAATCAGCGAAATTGACATCCACAAAGCTAAGTATGCCTCCTCAATCTGGGCGTATGCAGGACTGGACGTAGTGAACGGCAAAGGGAGGAGTCGAAAAAAAGAGCATCTTGTAGAAGTTGAGTACACAGACAGAGACGGAAACAAACAAATGAAAAAGGGAATAACATTCAATCCGTTCCTGAAAACAAAATTAATCGGTGTGCTGGGTAGCTCATTCGTCAAACAGTCAGCAGAGAAATGTCCATATAGGTTGATTTACGATAACTACAAAAACCGACTTCGCAATAACCCGGATCATAAAGACAAATCAAAGGGACATACTCATAATATGGCGGTCAGGTATATGGTTAAGATGTTCCTTATTGATCTGTATAAAGTATGGCGGGAAATAGAAGGGTTGGAAGTTTATCCGCCTTACAGCGAAGCAAAACTTGGAATGAAGCATCAATACCGTGAAGCCATAGTGCCAAAGACAACCAAATACACAAAACGAATCAGTAAAAAAGAGACAACCATCTTGCGTAAGTGAGTCAAAATACCTAAGACAACCAAGATGAACGAACGAATCAGTAAAAAAGAGACAACCACTCTCTCGAAGTGAGTCATTCTTGACTAGACAACCAGACACTGTAAACGAGTCAAATTATACTAGCCAACCATAGATGAGAAACGAGCCAAACAATAAAAGAAGATGACTGAAGAACCGTTACAACCGCTGTACTCAATAGAAGCTGAAGAAGCGCTGATTGCTGCTGTCTTAACAGACGCAGAGATACTGGACCATACCAGCTACCTGAATAAAGACGACTTCTACGACACCAAAACGCAATACATCTGGCGGAGTATAAAGTATCTCTTTAACAACCGTAAAAATATAGATCCTGTCAGTATTATAGAAGCGCTCAAGAAGAATAAGTCGCTTGAGAAGTCTGGCGGAAGTTACTATATAACAGGGCTTTTTGGCACCATTCCCACTGCGGCAAACGCTGGTGAACACGCCAAGATAATCCGAGAGTACGCGATAAAAAGACGACTCCAGGAAGTGACCTGCAAATTCTATCAGTCCGGAATACCGGACCTGAACGGCGACCTGACCAAATTCCAGCAGGAGATAGACGAAATCACTTCGTCCATTCCGCAAACGACTACTATTCCAGGTCTCACATTGCACAAATACAGCGACTATATCGACGACGCTACACCGGAACCGGACTTTATCGTCACCTGCGGCATACTCCCGGAAAGAGGCGTACTCATTATCGGCGGACAACCTAAGTCCGGCAAGTCAATACTGTCAATCAATCTGGGGTACTGCCTGGCAACAGCATCCAACTGGCTTGGATTTACCATCCCGCAAAAGAGACGAACGCTTATACTCCAAGCGGAAAACTCGTACTATAACGTAAGACGGCGGATAAAAACGCTGCACAACGCCTCAGAACCGCCGTATAATCTCCAAATCCCGAAAGATGACAACCTGATAATGTCGGACCCTGTTTCGATTAAAATAAACGAATTTAACGGCTATACAGCAGTAAGACAGCTGATCAAACAGTACAAACCGGAAGTATTGATACTGGACCCGCTGATTCACTTCCACTCAGCAAACGAGAATGACAACGCCGAAATGGGAATGGTTATGGAGCAGATCCGCTCACTGGCCAACAATCACAATCTGGCGATTGTATTGGTACACCACACCAAGAAACCGGGAATGGACTCATCACCAGGCGGAATGGCACTGAGAGGAGCTTCCGCCGTCTTCGGCGCCGTGGACAGCTCACTTGTGTTGTCCAGAAATTCCGATACAGATACTGGCGATACAGACTACACCCTCAATTTCGACATCCGCAACGGCGAAAACCCGGAGCAGTACAACCTCGATTTTGACGATTCAATACTGTTCTTTATGAAAAAAGAAAACGATTCAGTCAATATCGGACAGTTTATCCAGGATACAACAATTAAATGCGGAGAAGACGGCATCAGCCGTAAACTGCTGATCGAATTAGCGGAAGATGAGGGATTCGCAAGCAACACAACACGCAGAAAACTGACAGCACTGATCAATAAAAATACGGTTAAAACGGATGGAAAAAAACGGGATCCAACAATATATTATCATACCTTTGCAAGTGACTGAAATCCCTTGTTTCCATTCTTATTTCCACGGAAACAAGGTTGGAAATAAGGAATTAAAAACCGTTGTTTCCACGCTTGTTTCCAAGGAAACAGTGATGGAAATAAGGAATTGAAAACCGTTGTTTCCACTTTCTATCCCCTAAAGGGATAGGGGGAACGTTGGAAATAAGGAATTTGGCGAGTAAAGAAAAAGAAGCAAAAAGAAATCTTTGGAATAATTTTAGTTATATGTTTTTGGTGCTGCGGTGTAATTCCGCAAAGTATCAAAAAGACATAAAAAGCACATCCGCTTACGCTTCGTGTTTTTATGCTTTTTAATGGCTTTGCTGTTTTGAGGTGGTGAAAGAAAAAAAAGATGAAAAGAAAAGAAAAGAAAACCGGTTTTGTGCTGCCGGCTAATTTTTTGTGTTGAAAAACCCTGTACCTGCAACAGAGTTCCGGGGCGGAACAGAATTGCCTTAAATGGCGATTGGTTGTGGTTTAACGGCGTTTTTTCGGTTCACTTGAGTGTAGGTGCGGATTTGAGGGTAAACGACGTTCATCGGCGAATTTGGATGGGTTGTGTAGTGTTTTCATCGTGTTTTCTCCTTTATTTCAAAGTCTTTTTTTCGGAATCCTTCCCTGCCGTATGCTTGGTAGCCCCAATCTTCAAATGAGCCATCTTCCCAAATTATCCCCCAAGTCTTACCTTTTCTAAATCCATAGTTTTTTGCTACAAATTTCCAAGTTAGCCATCCAAAATTACCATTTTGTTTTTTCCCATATTTCGATTCTATCTTAGATATTATCATTTTATTTCTCCTCTCTTTTTGTTATTGGATGGTGAAAGTGTATAGTTTTCTTCCTCTTATTTTCGGATCCCGGACGTATAGCTTACCGTCTTTCCGGCCGTTAATTAGTCGTTTGTGATACCAGGTGGATCCGTTCATTCCGGAAACTTTGTGGGTTTTCCTGTACGCTTCTTCACCGTAATAACAAACAGAAGTGTAAAAATACGTTTCCCGTTCTTCTTCGGTGTAAAGTGATTGCATATTTTTAAGGAAACTTTTCTCTTCGGCCGTTAGTTCTCTTTCTCCCTGTTCAAAAACAGTAAATTGCTTCCCATCATAATCCAATAGTGAAGCAGCGGGAAAATCAAGCCAGCCGGCCGTTGTTTTGACGGAATTGGATTGTACTTTCAGTATTTTTCGCTCTTTCTCTTTCCGGTTTTCGATGAAGTGAAAATTGCAAATTAGTGCGGTGGCGCTGTTAAGGTCCCGTTTCAGTTGTGATAGTGTCATTTTTGTTCTCTCCTGTGTTGTGTTATCCTTTATTTAATTAATTCTAAACATAACTAAGTCACCGATACTCATTTCGCAGCCGTCGTAACCTGACAAAGAATGTCCTCTCCCGTCTATTCTTGCATCGTGTTTCCATTTTTCTTCGTCAAAATAGCTCATAAAATGATCGGGAAGCTCCGGAGCTATGCATTCGTCTATATAGCTGTCAAGAGATTCTTCCCAGGCATATTCTGCTTCATCATCAGTTCCGATTGCATAGTCACCTTTCTCCGCTTCCAACACGGTCAGCCCGTAGTGGTTGTAATCCGTTATTGTGAACCGGCCGATTTCATTAATTAACTCTTTTGTTTCTGTGTATGTAAATTCCATTTTACTCTCTCCCTTTGTTACCTTCTCCGCCACCATCGGAGCAGGTATCGGAAACTCCGATCCAAGCTCCAGCCGGCGATAAGTAGTGATCCGGTGATGAATATAACGTCTGACATTTGCTGTTATTTACGGTTGTCTCATTATTTGAGACACTTCGCTGTCGAGGAAATCGGTGTTTTCCCTGTACCAGCGGCTCATAATATCATTGTACCAGACAACCCAAGTGGACCCTTCGGTGTAAAATACCTTACCTTCGTCCGGTTCTATCCGGAACGTGGCGATAACTTTCGGATCCTTCCCTTCGGTATGCAAGTATAGCTTACCGTTGTATCGGCCGCTTTTTACTGCCGTGTTTAATTGTCCGGCGGAACTGTAAGGTTCCAAGAGATATTGTGCTATTAAATTCAGCACGTCGGATAGTGCCTGCTGTTTGTATGTATTCATTTCTGTTTTTCTCCTTTGTTGTTGTTTATGTGGCTTCAATTCACCCTGAAGTAGTCGTTGTCATTGTTTTATCTCCTCTAATTCGTTTGTATTTGGATTAAACAGTCTTTGAGTATATCCCATTAATTTCCCGTCCCAGTAACTTGGTGCGGATATAAGATATTTTCCGGCGTCGTGTTTTGTTACTCGAAAATCTTTCATACGCTGACCGAAAAATTTCAGCGTATCACGACTGAAAAAATGCGGCGACGATTTCGCGGTCCGTTGTTTGATTTCGTAGATCGTCATTGTCTTATCTCCTCTTATCTGTTTTTACTGCAGGAATGCTTCCATATCGTCATTGATTGCGAATGCTTCCCTTGTTGTTTCCTCTTGGTAACATTGTTCTAGTATCTCTTCCCGAAGTTCTCCACGTGTGCCGTACCAGGGAAGAGGGATCGCAGCATAGGGTTGGCCAGATCCTTGGAAGTAGTCAGATATGCAAATATCTATCAAGCTTCCGGTGTAGGATATGTATGCATAGGATTCACAATTGTGATTGTTTTCCTTACATTCACACAGATGACAGATTTCTTCCGATCGCTGCTGAAGGTGTAGGTTTAGTTCGTAGAGTTCCATTGTCATTCCTTCCTTTCGTTTAGGTTTTGTTTACTGTCTTGAGAACACTGTTAATTCCAGGTCATACACGTTTTCTTCAATATATCTGTTTATGATTTTATTTATCATACAATCTGACAAGTTTTTTGCATACTGTCCATAATACCAGCATATTTCGTGTATATCCGGCAAATTATTCTCTTTTATTAGTTCATTATTTAGCTTGCCAATATCCATTGTCTTTTCTCCCTTTCGTTTAGGTTTTGTTTAGGGTGTAGCCATATTCGCCCGCCACATAGTTTATATGTTTGGATGTCGTGACACTCCACCACCCTAGGGGCGTAATTGTTTTGTCCAGGTGGTTTATATGCGCAACCCGGGTGTCGTATGAATAGACGCTTTCGTTGTCTACACGTAGATTCTGTTTGTATTTGTCTAGATTCCATTTGCTATGTTGTTTCATTTTCGTTCTCCCTTTATCTGTTTTCACTATCGAATAGACACGCATCTTGTGTTCCTCATCTCTCCCGATATTACACTTATGTTAAGTATTATGCAAGCTTTTTATTATATTATCTTATATTACCGACAATCTATTATATACAATAAGACACTTCCGGCGGAGCTTGGCCAATGCCGCCAATGATCCGCGGCGGCGGACCGGTGGCGGTGTCGCAGGTGTCGCAGGTGTCGCAGGTGTTCCAGGTGTCGCAGGTGTCGCAGGTGTTCCAGGTGTCGCCGGTGTCGCCGGTGTCGCAGGTGTCGCCGGCCGTATTGCCAGGGATCCGGAGCGGGATCAATGGCAATGACGCGAGACAGCGAAACTCAAATGGAGACGCGCCAGGGGGGGGTATGGGGACCGCACCCACCGCCGCCGTGAGGTAATGATGTATCCCACATACTTTTTGGGCGTTTTTTGCGTTTTTGGGAACTACGTCTTTATTTTATCGTAAATGTTGCGTAACTTTCACAAAAGTGAAACATATAATGGACAGCACAACCTCACCCGGAAAAGTCTCTGTCAGCCAGTTGGCTGATGATCCGTTAAGCAATCCCATCCTGTCAAAGTTTTACAAGTCTGAGGCGAAGAAGAGCAACAGCAAATTAAAGTTACCGCCTGAGAAGTACGACGAGTTCTTATCGTCTTTGCAGGAGTCTGGCGGATACATTACGAGGGCGGCCGCCAGGTATGGTGTACACAAGCGTACTGTTTATACTCAGATGAAGCGTGACAATACTTTTGCTCTTGCTGTCCGCGATGTACAGGATATGTTCAAGAAGAAGCAGATGGACGACCTTGAGGACTTATCTCTTAAAAACGCAATGAATCCGAAGAACGTATCTGAGCGTTTGTTTCACTTGAAGGCGATGGATCCGGCAAGGTATCGTGATCGCGGCATTAGAACGGCGACACAGGTTAATGTAACGGTAGCTGGGTTAGCGATTAAGGACAGAGCCAAAGAGATTGAGCGTCGGGAGAAGCTGAAGAATGTCAATGACTCAGGATAGTGTTGTATTGGAGCTTGTTTCGGCTTTAATGGAGTCGTTAGAGGTGTTGTACGTTGTTTTGCACCGTGATGAGACGCTGCAAAGGTTATCTCCTGATGTAGTTGAGAATGCAGTTGCGGCTATGGCAGCCGGCTGTGAATGTGTTGACGAGTTATTTGATCGGTGGGCGGAAGCGTAGAGGTATATTGCGGTTATCGTGATGAGTCCGGCACTCCTACGGAGGCGTTGGATCATCAGGAGGAGTATCATTTGTACACTGGTTGGGCGAAGCATCATTTGATGGCGGGTTCGCTGGGTACAGGCAAGACGGAGGCGATGTGTGTTGAGGCGGTTAAGCAGTGTGCTGAGATACCGAAGAATTTTGGTTTAATGGGGAGAAAGGTGTTGGATGCGTTTAAGAAGTCAACTTTATTGCAATTATTGGATGTGGGGAGTGATTTCATTGAGCGTCACCGTCCTGTTGATCATTTGATTGAGTTCAAGAACGGGTCCAAGATTATTTATATGGCTTTAGATGATTCCAGGGACGCCATTCAGCGTATTAAGTCGTTGAATCTGGGTTGGTTTGCGTTTGATCAGCTTGAGGAGGTACCCGAGGATACGTTTATATCGGCGGCAGGTCAGTTAAGGCGCAAGGGTACACAGCGTTGTTCGTTTCACACTTGCAATCCGGCGGGGCACAATTGGGTTTGGAAGCGTTGGAAGAAGGGCAAGGATGCTCAGAACTCGGTACAGGGCGGTTATCGTCTTATTGAGACGAAGACGTGGACTGAGGGTGCATTACCTCCGACTACGGAGCGTGAGGTTCGTCTTTATTCTGACAATCCTCATTTGCCTCCTGACTATATTTCTTGGCTTTTGGAGATGCCTGAGCGGTGGGTTAAGCGGTATGTTTATTGCAGTTGGGATGATTTTGTCGGGTTAGTATATCCGATGTTTGATGAGAAGATACATTTTATTAAGCAGTTTGAAGTTCCGGATTGGTGGAATCATTATGTAGTATATGATTATGGGTATAAGAATCCTTCTTGTGTATTATTTGCTGCTGTTGATGGTGACGGAAAAATTTGGGTTTACGATTTGATTTACGAGTCGGAGTTATTGATTGATGATTTAGGTGAGATGGTATGTGACCGTTTGAATCCGGATATTGATTATATATTTTTAGCTGATCCGTCCATTAACCGTACTGAGCGGGACGGTCGCACAATTGCTGAGGAGTGGGACAAGTTTGATATTTTCTGGCAGAACGCCAAGAACGATAAGCGGGTTGGATATGATAAGGTTGGCAGATGTTTACAGCCGGATGAGAAGGGGTTTGTGGGAATGTCATTTTTCGATGTTCCGCAGATGTCGTCGCTACGTGATGAGATTGTGGAGTACAAGTGGAAGGAATTGCGATACGGACGGGAAGACCGTCCTCAGCCGGAGGAGGCAGTGAAGGTGAATGATCACTCGATGGATTGCTTGCGTTATCTCGTTAATTACGTTGATTCCGCGTCGAAGCCGATGATGCTTAAGAGCGATCCTTACGGTGATTGGTCGGGTTTAATGAATAGTGTTGGCAGTAAACTTGGGTGGATGTCTGAATGAAAGATTTACAGCGTCTTAAAGAGTTATATGATATGTTTGATGCTATGCAGGCGTCGAATAAGGGTTTTATGGATTCCGCTAAAGAGGCGGCGTCATTTTATACTGGTGGATTTGGTGAAGGTCAATGGGCGCAGGAAGATTTACAGAAGCTTCGCAGGGAGAACCGTCCGCCTTTGCAGTTAAATATAATACTGCCGAAGGTGAATCTGGTAACAGGCATCGAGCGACAGAACCGTTCTTCGTGGAAAGCTTTGCCCGTTGAGCCGTCGGATGAGGATGAAGCGCAGTTGATTACCGCTTTACTGTTCCATCTTGATATGAACAGGAAGCTCCAGAATTTATTTTCAAGGGTGCATAAGGACGGCACCATCACCGGCAGGGGATGGGTAGATGTATTTGTAGAGCCGGGTAAGGATTTCCTGGGAGAGATTAAGCTTCGCCGTGAGAGCTGGCAGAATGTACTGGCTGATCCTGAAGCGGATACGCCGGATACAGGAGAGTGGATGCGTCTTGGACGTACCAAGTGGCTTTCTCTCAGTCGCTTGAAGTCATTGTATCCTGAGCAATTGTCTGATTTGAAGAAAATTGAAGATGTGGCGATGACGGATTTGGATTTATCCACTCCGTCTGACATAGATCCTCGTCAGGAGATGGGGAATTTTTACCGTAACGGCGAAATTATAGGTGCTTCACGGTTTGTTGATCCGGCGGCTCGTAAGGCGAGGGTTGTAGAATTATGGGAGCGGGATTGGCAGAGAGAGTATTTTGTAGTAAATGTCCGCACCGGCAAGCTGACACCGCAGGGATTTGAGAAGAAGGGTGACGCGGTGGAGTTGATGAAGGTCTTGTCTCAGGCACAGGATAGAATGAGAGCGGAGAATCCCATTAATCAGATACCAGATGAGGATGTATTTGATGTAATCGTTCGTTCTGTACCAAAAACATCTCTTTCAGTATTTTCCGGAGCGAGGATGATACTGGATAAAGTGCCTAATCCGTACAACCATAACGAATTTCCGCTGGTGCCTTATTTTTATTACTTTGAGGATGTAGGCGGAGAAGTGGAAACTTTCGGGCTGGTGGAAAATATGAAGGACCCACAGCGGGAGAAGGACAAGCGGCGTTCACAGGCGCTTGATATTATGAATCGCACTCCCAAGGGTGGCGGAGTATTCGCCGGTGGTAAGGTGACATCTGATCAGATGAACGACGCCTCATCTTCAGGTAAGTGGGTGTCGGTACCGGGATTCAGAGGTAACGTCAGGGAATTTATGCAGCAGTGGTCAACCAGTCACTTGGCTTTGATTAATACGGTTGTGGGATTGGAGAACGCAGCCGCCGTGGATGCCAAGGAGATTTCTGGTGCTACTGATCCGCTGATGGGTATAGCAGCCGGTTCCAAGGAATCAGGGTTTGCGGCGCAAACAAGGATTCGCCAGGGTATGCTGACATTGGAAGAACAGATGGAAAATTTAGATAGGACGAAGAACAAGGTTTTGAGTCTCTGTATATCAAATATGCAGCAATTCTACACCAGACCGCAGATAATGAGAATTGTAGGCAATCAGATGGGCGGCGAACTTCCGTCTGATGAAGTGATACAGGGATTCCTGAATAATTTTGAGAATATGCGGTTTGATATTGTGCTGGACGGAGGTAAGAACTCGCCTACGATGAAGGCGATGAAGGCCGATCAGGTGGGTGAGCTTATCAAGATGGGATTCCAGAGTTTGTTCCCATTGTGGCTTGACTTATCTGATCTGGAGGCGAAGGATGAAATCATCGCCAAGATGGAAGAAGAGAAGGCAGCACAAATGATAATGCAGCAGGTTCAGCAAGGAATTAAGCAGGGTAATGGTGCCCCGCAATAATAAAGGAGAATGATATGCCCGT